CGCATGTACACGGGATCATTCGCCGCCGCGAGCAATGCCGAGGATTGGCCGCAAGGGCGGCTGCAACTTCAAAACGGCAGCACGAACGAGATCATTGATCCGGCCGAGGCCGACGATGTGACGGTCAAGATCGAAGACTGGAATTGCTGTACGCAAATCTCGTTCTCTCTGGCCGATGGAACGATTACGACAGAGGACGATCCCGACGAGGGTTGGGTGATGTCGTTTCACGCGACCAAAGCGCAGATGCAAACGCTCTGCCCCGGAACATACAAGGTCATCATCTCGGCAGTCTTCAACGACTTCACCACAACGATTGCGATCCTAGACCTCCCCATCGTTAGCGGGGGTCGCCCGTGACCTTCAATCCGCAACTCGCGACGATCAAGCTCAAGATACTTCCGGGAGTTAAAGGAAATACGGGCGATCCTGGGCCAGAGGGTGCGACCGGCCCGGCCGGAGCAACCGGCCCCGCAGGCCCTCAAGGCGATCCCGGTCCTACGGGCCCGCAAGGCCCGGCAGGCGCATCCGGCGCTGGCACTGGCGACATGTTGGCTGCGACTTACGACGCGGGCGGGCTCGGCCTCAACGTTTACGCACGCGCGAACCATACCGGCGCGCAAGCGCAATCGACCGTCACAAATCTTGTTTCTGACCTTGCGGCGAAAGCGTCGCTTACGGGTTCGGAGACGCTCACCAACAAAACGCTCACCGCGCCGGTTGTTAACTCACCGACCGGGATCGTGAAGGGCGATGTGGGTCTCGGCAACGTCGATAATACGTCTAACGCAACGGAGCGTGCCGCAACAGCCACGCTGACAAACAAGACGATCAGCGGCGCGAGCAATACGCTCAGCGCTATCCCGCTTGCTTCGATGGCCTCGATTGCAGACGATCGCGTTCTCGCCAACATCAGCGGTGGCTCGGCGGCGGGGGCTGCAAACACGCTAACGGCCATCCTCGACAAGATCATCGGCTCAACGCGAGGGATGATATTGCGGCGCGGCGCGGCAACCTGGGGAGCACCAACCGCGCCATCATCCGGGAACGTTCTGACCTTCAACGGGACAGATGCGCTCTGGTCCGCGCCTGCTGGCGGGGGGGGCGGCCCCACCGTATGGGCGTATTTTGCGACGGCTGGGACGCTCGGCGCAAACTCAGGAAATATCAGCTCGGTCACAAAAAACAGTACCGGCAACTGGACAGTAAATCTTAGCGTCACGCTTGCGAGCGCGACCTACAGCGTCGTTGCGACGGTGGTTTCCTCCGTTCCTGGGATTGACATCTCCATCGATTCGCGAACGACCACATCGTTCGTAGTTAAAGCGACCTACGGCGTTCCTGGCGGCACCACCCCCGTTGATCCGTCGCTTGGCGGCGTCTCATTTCAGTTGATGATCTAGCGGGTTCAGATGAGCATCGTACAGCTACGCGCCGCCTCAAAGCCGATTATCAAGCTCAAGGTTATGCCTGGCCGGCCCGGGCCCGAGGGCGCAAAGGGAGACCCGGGAAATGATGGGGCAGACGGCGAAGGTGATATTTTTGCCGATCGCAACGGATTAAGCGTATCTGCAGGCGCTTCGGATAATAGCGCCGCAGTGGCCGCGCTGGAAACAGCACACCTCGGCGAGCCCGTAAACCTTCGCAACGAAGTGTTTTTGGTCTCCGAACTTCCAACCGGCGCGAACTATTACAACGGCGCGTTCAAGGTTGGCTCCGATACGATCTGGCTTCCTCGCGAGCCGCGCAATCATCCGTTCGAAGGGCCGAACTGTTCGATCAAGTTCGTTGATCCGATCCGGCATAAATATCGCGGATTGAATACGGGGCTTTTTCAGGCATCCGCAGATGGCGTGTTGGTCTCGGCATGGCGAGAGGCAAGGGGGCATGGCATCGAAGTCGGAACGCGGCTTATGGTCGGCCGCAGCGATGATGGGCTTAACTCGTTTCTCGAAGAGCCGTATCTGATTTTCACTCAATCGGATTGCGACACGCGCAACTTCACCTTTGGCACAATCGACGGCCGCTTCGTTATCCTCGCGGCGCGTGTGAAAGCGGACGCTAGCCATTACGATCCGATACTCATCTATTCGGACGGCGACGGGGCACCCGGAACGTGGACTAGCGTTCCGGTCACGGGGCTTACCGCCGCCACGATGAACTTCCACAGCAAGTTGACGCCGTATCCTGCAAGCGCTGGTGGTCATGACACGGATGGCGCGGTGGCGCTGTTCTATCACGGGGCGACGTGGACTGAGCATGCCAACGCAATCGTGCCGACCGTTACATTTCCGAGCATCTCGGAAACCTCCATCGCGCGCGTGGGGTCGCAGAATAAGTGGATCGCAACGATCCGTACCAATGGCAACGTCGGTATTAGCCGATCGAGCAACCTGACAACCTGGAGTACAGTGATTGATAGCGGGTTATTGCTTGATGCGAACCCGCCTGAGCTGATCTATGACGATGGCAAAATCCATCTTCTTGCGCCGTCCCGCCGCGACAAGCCGCTCATCCCTGGTGTGCCCGAGAACTCAATTTGTATCGCGTCGGCTGACGGGGATACGGTTTACAATTCCTCCGGCGCACTAGGTTGGCAGGGGTGGAAGCTCGTCACCACCGCTCCGTTCTGGCCGACTGGATATTTCGCCACCATGAAGGTGCGCGAGAAGTGGTATGCGCTCGGCAATGCTGAGGACTACGCGGGATCGACGCAAAGCCGGACCTCGAACCTCATTCTCCTGTCGCCCGATTTGATCGCTACGGCGTCGCTGCCCGCGATAGCCAAGATGATTCCCAATCCGAACCTAACCCCCAATGGGGGGCTGCGCCAGTGGACGCATGGAACGTCTTTTGTGACGACATCGCGTGCGGTTGTCGCAGACGGATTTACGTTCGCACGCAGTAGTAGCGTTGCGGGCGCTACGGTTTCGCGTGTCGCGGGCGACAAGGCCGAATGGGCGATGCGGATTGTCCGGGACGATGGAAACTCCGCCGTCCAGGCGATGAATCTTGTTGCGAACATTCTGCGGTCAGACAGCATCCCGCTTCGATCGCAGCAAGTAACGCTGTCATTCCGCGCGCGTAAGCTTTCAGGTTTCTCGGCGGTCAACAGCTTCCTGACCGCTCAACTACGGCAGACCAATCATACTAGTGAGCAGGCAATTACGTCTTCGGGCGGCACCTATGTCACGGGTGATGCTGCCGTGGGCTCGTCAAGTGGCGGCGTGACGCTGACCGAAGACTGGCAAACGTTTAAATACACGCCTGGCAAACTCAACGACGACACCACGCAATTGTCCATCCGATTTCTTTATACGCCGGTTGGGACGGCCAGTAGCGACGGATTCGAAATCGAGTTGATCAAGGTCGAGATTGGCGCTGACCGCACGCCTTTCGTTTATGATCCGACCCACATTGAACAGGCACGATGCCAGCGCTTTGTGCAGACGGGCTCGGTTCGTTCCGCGAACGGCTACATCCCGGTTTATTTCTCGCCAAAAATGCACTTAGCGCCAACCGTCACCGTCTCGGCCGGTACTGCGAGCGAGATCACGACATCCGGTTTCAAACTCGCTCACACGTCAGAGGCAACCGTGACCTGGGAAGCGGTCGTTATCTTCTAGCCTCATCCATATCCAACCTGACCGCCGCCGCGAGGCGGCTTTTTTAATGCCTGAAAGGGACCGTATGCGATCCAACTACGCGGAAGCGCTCAAGCGCGTTCTCGTCCATGAAGGCGGGTATGCGAACCATCCTGCCGATCCCGGCGGCGAGACCATGAAGGGCGTCACCAAGCGGGTGTACGACGCTTACCGTCGCAAACGCGGTCTCGGCTCGCAGAACGTCCGCTACATCTCGAAAACCGAGCTGGAGGACATTTACCGCGCCCAGTATTGGGACGTGATCAAGGGCGATGAACTTCCGTCCGGCGTCGATTACGCGGTGTTCGATGCGGCGGTTAACTCGGGGCCGGGGCAGGGCGCTAAATGGCTGCAACGCGCGCTCGATACGCAGCGCGTCGATGGCGTTGTCGGTGACGTGACGCTCACGAAGGCAAAGGCCGCCAACGCGGTTGAGCTTGTCGGATCGATTTGCGATCAGCGCATGATGTTCCTGCGCAAGCTTAAGACTTGGGGCACGTTCGGCCCCGGCTGGACGCGGCGCGTGAACGAGGTCCGCAAGGCTGCGCTCGTGATGGCGAAGAACGCCGCCAAGCCGATGGAGCCGGACGAGCCGGTCCCGTCGCCGACTCCGATGGAGCCGGAAGACACCGGCAAGGGCAGCGCCAACGATACGTCAGTGACGGAAACGCCAGCCGGTAACGTCGCCAAAAAGACCGGCATCAGCGCGCTCATGGCGATCATTCTGGACGTGTTCAATCGGTTCTCCGATACGATCAGCTCCTTTACCGGCCTCTCGTCCGAACACGTTAAGTTCGGGCTCGGTGTAGCGCTCGTGTTGGTGCTGTCCGCCATCCTCTACTTCGCTGGTCTCGCTATCTATGACGTGCTCCGCAAGAAGCGCGAAGGCGAGGATGTGGAAGCGCCATGAGCTGGCTCAACTGGTTTTGGGACGTTCTGCCGTGGTGGGTCTGGCTCATCCCGGCAGGCATGGCCGCTGCGCTGTTCTGGCAGCCTCTATTAGCCACGTACATGGCTCTCCCGTCTTGGGCGCGCTACGTGCTCGGCGGATTCGTTGCCGCGCTCCTGGCCTATCTGGCGGGCCGCAATAAAGGCCGTGACAACGCGCGCGAAGAACAGCGGAGGCGTGATGCTCAGGCTGTGGAAAAGCGCAAGAAGTCTGACAACCGCATTGATGCACTCCCGGAATCGGAAAAACAAAGAAAGTGGAACGAATGGTTGCGAGATCGCTGATCCTTCTCCTCGCGTGCGCGTTGTTATGTGGGTGCCAGACGGCATCGAATTGCGCGGGGTGGAGCGCTATCCGGCCTTCGAAAGCGGACAAGGTGTCGGCGGGCACTCGTGATCAAGTGATCAAGCACAACGAGTATGGCCGGGCGGCCGGCTGCTGGAACCAGGCGCGATAGGCCCGGCATTGTGTCAGAACCCGTCAAGGACGTTACGCCATTCGGCCCGATCACCAACCCGGTCGATCGGTTCGCCCACCTCCCAGAGCCGACCCGCAAATGGCTTGAGAGCCTTCGGGAAGATGACCTGAAAGACATCATCGAAAGCGTCCAACTCTATCATCGGGCGCGCATCATCGCGAGGTTTGGCAAGTGGACGTTGGCGACGATACTGGCGACGTTCATCGCAGGCGTCGCCATTGGCGAGGGCATTCAAAAAATCTTGGGATGGATCGTCCGTGGAGCGCGCCCATGATCTGGCGAGCAGGAACTTTGGCAATAGTCGCCGTGACATTCGGAACGCTTGGCATGTTCATCGCGGACAGAGCGCCGCCGACAACCGTCTATAACGCCGAGCCCGAAGACCAGCATGTCATCCCTGGCGGCACGTTGCGCATCAAGTACAGCGTGTATCGGACGCGATCCTGCGCGACCTCTGTTGAGCGGATGCTCTACGACAGCAAGCGGGTCAGGTACATTCTTGAGGATTTGGAGTTCAAGGCATCGCCGGGCCCGCTTGGACCAGACGGCTATACGAGCATCATTCCGATCCCGGCGCATTTTGCCAGGGGAGAAGGGCGATACCGCGCGCTCACGACTTACCGGTGCAATCCCATCCACTCGCTTTGGCCGATCTCGGTCCTTACGGCTGACGTGACGTTTGATGTGACCGGACCATAGGAGACTGACATGGTTGAAGCTGTCGTGAAGGCACTCATCAGCATCCTGTTGCTGGCGATGTGCGTGTTTCTCATTCTCTGGGTTATGTCGATTGTCGGGCTCGCTTTGCCGGCAGTCGTCATCAAAATCATCTGGGCGATCTTCGCCCTCGTATGCCTTTTGATATTGGTCCGCCTGCTGCGTCCACACGCGGCTGGCTGGCTTCCCTAGTTCGGCGTTCGCTGCGCCGTTCCTCGCTCTAGCTCGCGTACCGGCTAGAGGCAACTTGCCCCCGGCGCTCCTGTGCGCTGGGGGCTTTTTTGCTTTGGAGGGAGTCGGGGGCGTGGTAGAATCCGCCTCCCTCACAGGGAGAAAATGGAAATGAACGCTTCTGTCGAAATGCCCCGCTATCGTTCGCACAAGCAAGTATGGGCGCTCAAGATCGAGAAAGTCGAAGGCGACGTAATCATTTTCGCCGAAAAGGGATACGCTCCACTGGTTGCGGAGAAGGGGCTGTTCTCTCGTTACACGCCGGTCCCCGGCGATTACTACGTGCAGTACGCGGACGGCTATAAGTCGATCTCGCCAGCCAAGGCATTCGAGGAAGGGTACACACGGATTTGAGGGCCATGCCCTCCAAGATCATCACCGTAGTCTGGATAGCGCCCCTCGGGGCCCGCTGGGGCGTCCGGCATGACGGGGCATGGATTCATGAGGACCTACCCCAGTGGAAGGCCAAGGAAGCCGCAGAGGCCTATGCCGAGAAGCTCCGTAAGACGGTGAAGATCGTCAACGTGAAGACGGAGGCGAAGAAAAAGAAGGGGAGGTGGCGGTAAGACGCCCCGCGAATTGCTCACACTGAGCGCACCTCATAGCCCGGTGCTCGTAGCCTACCTGCCCATGCCATTCGTAGCGCCAAGTAGCCTCATCAAATCCGCTCTCGGATAGCCAGAGCCTCCAGGCCCTACCGAGCGCCGCCTTCGCGGCTTCGAAGCTATCAGCCCGCCCGACGCAATTCCGAAGGATCGGCGTCACGTCCCTTATCTGCCAGCGCCAGTTTCCGCCCTCCCGATGAAAGCTCCCTCCGGTCTCTCGTATTTGGCCGAGGTAGTCCCCGAGATGCGTTGCAACGTGAAACTGAGCGCGGCCGTCGATGGAGTCGGAGACGGGGTGGAGGAAGAGGGGCATGAAGGTGCGACAGGGTGTTTGGTTTCATTGAGTCCGGAGCGGGTTTAGCTTAGCCCAAATCCTGTCGCACCCATTGATCCGATTACACAAGGTGAGAACTACCACTCCTGCCACTAGGCTAAATTCCTCCGCAATATCAATTACTTTAAAGGTGCGACAATCGCAGGTGCGACAGAAACTGTTCGCGCTATATCCTCTTGGTCAGCAATCCCATGGCCTCGCCAGCCATCTTCTTGCGGTTCGCCGCCTTGGTGTAGACCTCGGCTTGGCTAATCGTGCTCCAATCAAAAATGGCCATAAGCTGATGCGCCGTTGCTCCCATTTCGGCGGCACGGGTCGCCCCGGCTTTGCGGAGCCCGTGAGCTGAACATTTCGGCAGCCCGGCCTTATCGCAACATTCGCGGAACCAATTGCCGAACCCGGCCGCCGTGAACCCCTTCTTGAATTTGGTCTCCAGGAACGTCAGAGCCCCCGTAGGGCTAGCTTTGATGATCGCTTCCAGTTCCGGCACCACGGGCTTTTCGCTAAGCCCAGCGCGCTTGTGGCGCGTCTTGCGAGGTACGAAGCGTATCCATCCGTCCTTTACGTGCTGCCTGCCCAGCATCACCGCATCGCTGCGGCGCACCCCAAGGTACATCAGCAGAGCCAGTGCGAGCCGGGGGCGGGTGCCAATCGGGTAGAAGCGTTCGAACGTTTCCACGTCATCGTCGGTCCATGTGTAGAACCCGTCCGTGGCGTAGGCGAGCGGCTTAACGTCGCGTGCCGGGTTGCTGGTCATCTTCTTGGCTTCAATCGCCCAGCCGAACATCGAAGAGAGGTATTTTAGCCGGTTGTTGGCCGCGCCTTTCTTGTCGGCCTTCCGGTCTCGCAGCAATTGAATGTGTGCCGCCGACAAGCGACTGACCGGGCAGGCAGCCATCAAGTGGGCGGAGCCTGGCTTGGTGGGCTCGGTGAGGCAATCTTCGATGATCAGCCGCCGTGTGCGCTGGGAAACGGCATCTAGGCCCCGATACGCTTCGCTCTCGAAATAAAGGGCTGCCAGCCAGCCTAGCGAGCCCGAGGGTGCGGCTTTGCGTTCCGGGCGGGTAACTGGGGTGCCGCGATCCAGAGCCTCGCGAGCGGCCACGTATTCCTGGTGCCACTCAATTGTTTTCTCGGGAGCCCGAATCTGGATGCGTTTGCCGAAACGGCGAACGTACACCTTGGGGTTGCCGTGCCGGTTCGTTTCCCGGCTGAGATACGGCATGTCGTCGCTCATCGACAGAAGTCCCCTCATACCTCCAGGTCCTCCCACCTTGCGTCGGCGGTTGACTGCTTGGGTATGAGCGGGTGTGGGTTATCCCCCCTATCCACAATCACGGTGCCATCGGCCTTGACGCCGACAACGCGCATGCCCTCTGCTTCTACGGCCTTGATTGCCCGGCGCAGGTCTGATTGTTTGAAGGGAACGCGCGAGGTCACGTCTCGACCTCCCCGACTGGGACGCCAGCCGAGAGGGAGAGGGTCTGGCGGATCAGTAGGTCAGCCGGGATGGCGGCTTTGTTCGTCATCTGCTTCATGAAAAAAGCGCGGCGCAGGTCACGCGATTGGTCGCGTAGGTAGCGGAAAGACTCGGTGTCGGTCGAACGTGCGCGGTGGCCGCCTTGGTCGGTCTCGCCGCCGACGATGATCCAATCTGGCGCGTGCTTGTCGAGAATGATCCGGCCTAGAAGCGGCTCAAAGCTTCCGAACGTGAACAGCGGCTCGCAGGTCTGCTTGACCTGCCACAGTTTCATGCGGTCGCGGTCGTATTCCTCTTGGTTGACCATCGTTGCGCCGACTGCCGCGTTGCGGGGCAGCAGCGGGTTGCTGCGCGCCGGATCGGTCATCCGCAGCACATTGCCGATGCGCTTCGTCAGTAGCAGCCATATGAGGTGTGGCGTCTGCTCGATGAGGCGGAACAGGTCGTGCCGCCAACGTTCGTCAACCTCGTTGTCGAACACGTCCGCCAGAGAGGCGCAGAACACGTAAGGTCGCGCGCCTGTCCGCGCGGCCTCGCGATCCCACTGGATCGGCTTACGCCAGTTTGCAGGTGACGTGCGAGAGCGATCATTGCCGGCGCCCCAGGCCACACGGCCATAGCGCTTATCCATCATCGCTTCGGCGTAACAACCATCGCAGCCGGGCGAGACCTTCGTGCATCCAATCCACGGATTGAAGGTGTGGTCCGTCCACTCGATCTTTGAGTTTTCGCCCACGGGCTACCCCTCCCCATATGGTGGGAGTGCTTGGGCGCGGGCTTTGAGGGCGCCTGCGGTGAGGGCGAGCGCGGGAAGTTTCTCGGGAGCATTCGCCCAATATCGGGGCGCGTCCTCATCGCGCGGGTCAGAGTAGGGCCAGACCTGCGCGTTGCAATAAACCACCTCGCCATCGCGTGAGCAGTTCTCGCGAACGTAATAGCCGTGCAGCGGCGGCACGAGCGTCAGCGCGGCGTCCAGCGATCCGGTGTAGCGTGGCGCGCGCACCGGCAATTGCTCGCCGTCGAGACCGTAATATTCGCCGGTCGGTTCACCGTCGATTGTGCCGCGCCGCTCCGGCGTCAACAGCCGGTGGCACGATTCAAAGATCAGGCAATCCAACTCGCGGTCCGCCCCCTTCGCCGCTTCCACTTTCTCCGCGAGTGCCAGCAGTTCGTCCCGACGCGAGGTCACGGCGCACCTTTCAGCGCCGACAATTCGGCGGAATGTTCTTCTGCCAGCGTGCGGCCGGTGTTTGGCACCACCTGAACGGCGCGATCATCCCAAAGCTCGATCATGCCGTAGTCTTTGCGGTTCGTGACCGGCAACCGGCGGCCCGTGTGCTTCTCGGTGTAGTCTTGAATGTGACGGATCACGTTCGCAACGTCGCGGCAGGATTCGCCAGCGGCATCGCCCATCGCCAAAGCCACCTCACCGCCATCAGCTCGGGCGGTGAAAATGCGAACGTCTTTGCCTTCGGCGAGCCAGCCTTTCACGCGCTCAAGCATAGGGGCGATTGGCTCCCCGATATGCTCGGGCCCGCGCCAGTGATCGTAATGCGCAAGCGTGCCGTCGAGGTCCACGCCGATCCATCCATTCATATCTTTCTCCTTTGGTTTGCGAGTGCCAGCAGTTCGGAAGGGGTGCTCATGCGGGACTCGGGGTGTTGAAATCGACCAGCGGCGTTCCGCTCTTGATGTAAAGCGGATGCTTAGGTGCGCCGCCCTTGGTCACGCCTAAGCACTTCGGCGTTTTCCCGTTAAGCCGGATCAAATCCAGCGCGCCGCCTGAAAAACGCCGAGCGTAGGGATGCGCTCCCCAAGCGCAGATAACGATGCTCGCGCCTTCAACGGCATGAGTGATCGCGGCGGGGTTGCCAGAGCCCATCGCGATTGAGGGCCGATCTGGAATATCCTTCGGATCGGTCGCGCGCCACGCCATGAGATTCACAACGTCTATGCCGCCGCATGCGTATGACTTCGCGAGTCGGATGCAAGAGCGGATAGTGGCATCGTCTACGCTGGCATCTGCGGTGCTCGGATTGAGCATCACGAACAAAGCGCGCGGCAGCGATGCATCCCATGTTCGCCAGAGCCGGTAGCGATAGAGCCCGCAGTTTGAGAGGTCGGCTCCGTACCCGGTCATAGCGCCTCTCCCTTGGCTTGCGAGAGCGCGGCGCGGCGTGCGTTGAAAGCTGCGTTGCATGGGGTCAGGGCGGCTGCAACTTCCTCGCGGTTATTGGGGTCTGCCGAGCGAACAGCAGAGTGGATCACCAGACTGAGGCGACCAACTTCCGCCAGCGCCTTCTCGGCCGCCTCCAAGCGGGAGCGGAGGGAGACGTTCTCAGCGTGTAGACGGTCGTACTCGTAATCGATTGCTTCGCAGTCGTGCGTTTTAGCGGCCGTCAGACGCTCTACCTCTCCGCGTAGGCGGGAGAGTTCGGTGACGGCGGCCGCAATCTCGTTCGCGTAGATCGCCGTCATCTTGCTGTAGCTGCCGTCCGCAGGGTTCAAGCGGGACGCCATCACCAACGCTTGGTGTACATTTTCGAGCGGCGACCATTCCATGCGCCGACACATGTCATCAAAGCGGATGCGATGTTCGGCATCCTCAGTCTCTCGCGCCGCCACGAGGGCGGCTTTGGTGGGGGCGGGGGTCATGTAACCTCCCCAAGCCCGAGTACGCAGTAAGCCGGTTCGATGCCGAATTGCCCGCCCTGCAAAATGTAAGTGATGCGCTTCCGAAGCAGGCTTTCTGTGAAGCTGTACTCTCCGGGTGGAGCTACGTTGTAACCCTGCGCGTCGATCTTGCGTAGGATCAGCGTGTCGCCAGTCTGGAATGCGCGATCATTGCGGCGAACCTCAAACGTCTTTTCGCCCGACGCGATAGCATCCCAATAAATGTCGATGCATTTAAGCTTGTGCTCAGTTTTCCTCATTTCATTTCCCCCTCCGTCTGCGCCGGTTGATGGGGAGGGGTAATTTTTTCAGCGTCAATCGCGATCGCCAGCGCTTCTGTTAGCATCACCTTTTGCGCCCTACGCAAATCGCCAGCGGTGATCGACATAGCGGCGCTGCTCTCCCAAATCGAGGATGCGTCCTCGTGGTCGTCATCGAGATTGTCGGCAGCCTCCGCAAAAACGGCGAGAGCTTTCATCGGTTCGGACGATGCTGGCGGGGCGGGTGGACAGCCTCCGCCCCAAGCAGCGTAATAAGCTTCGCGCGCCAACCTTTCCTCGCTTCGAGGTTTGAGGCCGTTGTGATGGAGGAGATACCACCACTGATCGAATGCCTTCTCTCGTGCGGCGTGAGTCTGCTCCGCACCGGCAGGCGCACCCTGGGGCTGGGCTCGCGTGTTCCAAATCGCGATCGTCGGCGCGCTTGCACCACAATCATCGCACGCCGGGCCGTAACGTTCCTCCGGGGTGTTGGCGTATTCAGGGAGCGTGGCCCAGCCTTGCGGGTCAACGTTTTGCGACCCACAGAAAGGACAGGGGCTCAACGCATCGAGTGTGCGTGCGCTCGGGTCGGATTGCGTCATCGGCGGGGCCTCGCAACTTCTCGAATCTCAATGCGACGAACGTCTTGAAAATGGCGCTTGGCGTCTGCTCGCGTGCGGAAGACAGCCAGTAGCGTGTAAGCGTGGTCGTAGCCGCTCTCGATCACGACATCGAGCTTGTCGGCGTGGAATCCGCCCCACGCGAGAACCGGCTTCGACAACTTCTTGATGCTGCGTTTCGTCATCATTTCCCACCCCGCGCGCGTTCGAGGGCAGCGCGGACAATCCCCGGCGTATGGTGCGCGGAGTCCGGGGTGTCGGCATCAGGCATTCGGATATATCCAAGCTCGATGCCGTTGGTGATGAACTGATCAGCACGCGACAGCGCTGCTATCAACTCGGGCAATGCGGCAATCTGCAAAGCGCGCTTGTGACAACCTTCGGGGCTGTAACCAAAAGCTAAACACACCAGCTCGTTGCTGGTCGCATCGCCGACCACGACCCCTTCGCACCATTTCTGTTGAGCATGCGCGCTTGCCTCCAGCACCTCATGCTTCGGCGACCACGGCGTGAACCCCATCCCGCTGTCCGCGCTCGACGCTGCGGAGAAGTCGTCAGTGGGATTCGTCATGCGGCACCCGATGGCGGGGGAGGCGCAAACCAAGGATCATCCGATCCGGACAGGTAATTGTCGATTGCCGCTACGGCGTCTTGTGCGGTGATGGTGCGCTTGGGGTAAACATGGAAAAGGTGCAGCATTGATCTCGGGCGTTCTTGGCTGTCGTTACCGACAACGTAGGCGGCCTCGGCCGCAAGACCGGCGTGTTTCAGCGCTAGCCATGCCCATCCACCGATGCAGGCAACCGTCCCGCAGTGCACCTGTTCTGGAGAACCAGCCGAATACGTCCAATGGTTCATATCGAAATTATGCATCGGCAAATCGCCACTCGCGAGACCATCACGCACGAGACGGATGGCCTGATTGATTTTGTCTATGTTCACGGTGTCACCATCCAGATTGCGCCAATGAAAAGGGCGAGCACTAAGAGAATTGGAACGGGGCCAGCTTCGCGGGTCATGCGGCACCTGCGCGGGGCGGCACGCTCAGTTTCTCGTGCCAAGCCTTGTCGAACTCGCGCATTGCCTTGTCTGGCGTATCGCCGAACCCAGCCACTCCGTCATGCAGGTTGTCACCGTAGAGCGCGCACCACATGTTGCCGTCAATGGAAATGGCAGGACGAAAGACAGCGCTAGGACGCTGGTACTCCAGCGAGACCGTGTAGATTTCTTGATGCATGGTCGCCCGTTGGTGGCTTATATCGAAAGCCGCAGATGTCACGTCGCGGACCACTTCTCCGATATCACCGCCGCCCCAAATCTTGCTGCGCACGGCGTCGTAAATCGCCTGATAGGTGTCAGTCATCTTCGTTGTCCTCCCGCACGCACATGCCTTCGGCCGCGCAATGCGGGTCGATGCATTTATCTCGGTCGCAAGGGCACTCGATCAGCTTGCGCGCTTCAATCAGAATGTCGCGGACGGATTTGGTCATGCGGAATCCCTCATGCTCGACGCGCCCGGCGCTACAGAATCCATGTCGGCAAGCGCACGATCAGCGCTCGACAACGCCGCTTCAATCGCCTCTTTGCCTTCTTTGATTTGTCCTGATGGGATGCGCTTAAGCGCAAGGCGCATGCCCCGTTGCGCGCAGATCAAGCCTGCGACTGCGTAGGTGCAAAGCATCTGTTTCTCATGCTCGCGGAGGGAGGATTGAGTGCGGGCGCTCATGCGCTTGGCTCCAACTTCGTGTCGCGGAGTAAGCGAGCTGCCCGTTCCCACGTCGCGGCTTCACGGCGAAGAATGTTGCGGGTTGCTGTCGCGTGCCTTGAGGCGGCAGCGCGAGCAAGCTCGGCGTTTGAATCGAAGTGATCCGCAAGTTCTTCCAGGCTTGCGGCGCAGTGGGTGGCACTCATGCCGCCCTCCGATCAGCCTTCGGCCTATCCGCCAGACGAGAGAAAGGACGGCCAGCGCACCGCGCGAGCTTTTCCTGCAAGCGATGTTGGCCCTCGAAATTGACCCGGGAGTAATGAGCCAACATTTCGTCGGAGTAGGCCTTGCGGCTTTCAGTGGTCCACACCTTGGGGCGGTACTTTGCGAGCACATCGCCAAGCGTGTTCAGAAACTCGCGGGGATCGTCGTATTCGAGGATGATGGGCATCACGCGGCCCCACGAAGGCGTGAGAGCGCGGCGCCAAAGTCCATCGGATATTTGTTGGCAGCGATTGCCCAAAATCGCGGGTACGAGCGATCCTTAACTCCCGGCGGGCCATATCCCCAACCATAAACCGTGATGGTCTCGTCGTCATGATGTTGGCGGAAAAATTGAGCGAGCACACATCCTTCCGGGTCGCTGTAATGATAGGTCGCGTCGGCCGGTTGCTTCTCAAGCCAGGCGATCAAGTCTGCGGTGGTGGGCTCTGCGGCCATCTGCTCTCTCCCGATCTGATAGAGAGGAGCGTACGTCAAATTTCTTGACGATGCAATAGCCAAGCGCAAAATATTTTGACGCTAGCTCGATTGCACTTTAAAAGGGGTAAAAAGTGCTGTCATAGTCAAGCGTTAATAAAGAGCACGGAGGGGTACCGATGCCGAACGACGCTTTTCAGCGCCGAATGGCCATTCAAGTGGTGGCAAGCCTGCCGGATGACCCAGAAGAGGCACAGGCGGTCCTACGCTATGCGCAAATACTGCTGAGTCAGTTTGTCGCAGCCAAGTGGTACGAGCGGGCCGATGATAGTCAGGACTTCGCGGTCTTGCCCTTCCGGGCGCCGCCGCCGTCCTCGGCCTGAAACACCTTCACACGCAATTCGTGTTCAAGGCGCGAGGCGTCGCCTTCATATAACCAATCGAGGCTCGCCCCGGTGCGGTCGCGGATGCGCCTAGCAAGCGCGATCCCTAGGGGAAGCCCGTTTTCCACATTGGCAAGCCGGGGGCGCTCGACGCCGAGATAACGGGCGAATGCGGCAACCTCACCATACCCCATTGCCGCCCGCAACAGGCGAACCCGCTGCGCTACGGCGCCGTCACTACCGAGTGGGTCTCTCTTCGCTTCCATGCGGCGCAAAAATGCCTTCGAATCCATAAAAGTGTGAGCAATGAAAATTGACACCCCTTGCGCGTCAAGGAATTTGACGCTATAAGGGGGCATGGTCGAACTTCAAACAGCAGCCGAAGTGATTGACGAGTTGGGTGGCGCTTCCATTGTCGCGCAGCTCGTTGGTCGCACTTCCCCCGCCGTCCGCAACTGGCGCGCGTCGGGCGACTTCCCCGCCACCACGTATCTGATCATCCGCAACGCGCTCGCTGAGAAGGGCAAGACGGCCCCGGCTGCGCTCTGGCGCATGGTCGAGCCAGAGCAGGTGGCGTCGTGACGCGCACTGAGATCATCAGCGCATATGTTGCGCGGGGTCTTACTTGTTGGGAGACCGCAGTCGAGCTTGGGCTCTCGTACCAAGTGGTCAACAAGACTGCGCGTGCAGCGGGGATTAAGTTCAAGCGCCCATCTTGGGGCGGAGAGAGCCGCGCCTCGCAGATGGAGGCGCTGTATCGCAACGGGTACACGCTCGAACAAATTGGCGAGCAGTATGGGGTTACTCGGCAACGCATCCAGCAGGTTCTGAAAGAGTACGGGCTTTCTGCGAAGGACGGGGGCGTAAAGCGCCGATCTCAGATCGCGAAAGATGCTCGGGCTCGTAAGCGTGACCTCGACTGCTACAGCAAATGGGGCTGCTCGCGCGCCACCTATCGCAAGCTCTTGGCAACCGGACGCGATGGCGGCACTCGTCCAACGCACGCTTTTGCAAGTCAGAAAAAGAACGCCCAGAAGCGAAAAATTGGATGGCAACTCACACTCGGCGAGTGGTGGGACATTTGGGAGCAATCTGGGCGATGGGCTGAGCGCGGCAGGGGCCAAGGCTTCGTCATGTGCAGAGTTGACGACGAGGGGCCATATGCTCGTGGCAACGTGTTCATTGCCCCGGCCCGCGAGAATAATTCGCAACGGAAGGGCAAGGTTCACGACTTGCCGATGGGGGTCAGACCTCATGGTCAGCGCTTCCTCGCTCAGCGCATGTTTAACGGTGTTAATCGCCGTCTCGGCTTGTTCGAGACGCCGGAATTAGCGCACGCCGCGTACCTAACGGCCTCGCCACAGGTACGCGCATGACGACATTCCAGTCCGCCATCATCTGCATCGCCATCACGCTTTCGATTTCGGTCGGCGTCTACGCGTGGGTGATGAGCCTCGATGCCGAGGAGCGCAACTCGTGGAAGCTCTGATGGCCTCCATCCTTTCCAGCAAGGAGAACTACCGATGAAGCAGTTGAAATTTGTTGCGGCATGCAAGGACTATTTCGGCTTTCTGCCCAACCAGTCGCTTGGTGAGTTTTTGGCGGAAGTGAAGCAGCTCACCGACAAAGACCGAAGCGATCTGAAGATCATGTTTCTCAGCGTCGGCTACGAGATCGTTGAGTAAATGAAATTCGCCGCGTCGCTGCTTTCCCCCAAGCCCTACCACGCAGCGGACCGGGCGCCGCGCCAGCAAGTGTTCTCTCCGCTTGCTGGCGCGGTCGCTTCGATAATCGCGCCGACCGACGCGGGGGCGATGGATCGGTCGGCGCTGCCTACTCAACCTCGGGGCGGAAGATGAGCATGCAATTGAATTGGGGTTCGTACCTCTTGGGCGGCCTTTGCATGGCGCTCAATTGGATCGTCTGGGGTGGCGTTCCAAGCGCGGTGTTTACCTCGTTCGCCTTGTTCTGCGTCGGCACCGTCATCGCTTTGGGCATCTCGCATTTGTTCGCAGTCTTTAACGCCATCAAGCGTCGGTGACTCCACATCGGGGAATGCCCTGCAAGGCACCATCCCGGAAACTACGGTGCGCACAACCGCACCGACTGACTGCCAAGTTTCGTCTGTGTCCTCGTCTGTCGTCCTCATGAAAGCACCATGCATCATGAGGTTTTGCAGATGTTCAAATCCTGGTTGACGAGTAGAAAAATGTCCGACGCAGCCTTCGTAGATCAAGCCGCCAAGTGGACTCGCGACCTTGCGCAGATGCGCTCGCGTGGACCGGGCGACCTGGAAAATTCAATGCGCTCAATCGAACGCGAATACGGCGTTGATTACTGGGCGCAGTGGAGCCTTCGCTATCGTCGCGACCGCTTCAAAGACATCGGCATCGGGCTTTTTCTCAAGATCAAATGCGCTTGGGAGGCCGAGCGCGAACGTCAGCTAAGGCGGCTGCAACATGACATCGAAATTACCAAAAAAATCGCCGGGGATGATCACGCTGCTGTTCGCGCGGCTGAGGCTCTGGTTCGCGCGGAAGATGGGGAGGGTTGAATGATCGGACACAACAGCAAGGTCGCGAAAGATCATCTGCGAGCCTTCATCGAGCGCGTCGAGCGGCTTGAGGAAGAAAAGAAAACCATCGCTGACGACATCAAGGATGTCTACGCCGAAGCAAAATCGAATGGCTATGACGTGAAGGCGCTGCGCGCTGTGGTCCGCCTGCGGAAACAGGACGCAGACGAACGCAAAGAGCACGAAGCCATCCTCGAAACATACATGGCTGCACTCGGCATGCTGGCCGATACTCCGCTCGGAGAGGCGGCGCTGGCATCGGTGCGCCGATGAGCTTCGATCTTTTCAGCTATCCGCGCGATCCCGGTTTCAAAGCGCACGGCACCTCTCAGGAAGCCGCAGAGAAGATAGCGCCGACTGCCGCGCATCTTCGCGCTCGCGTGCTCATAGCGTTCCTACGGGCTCCTGATGGCCTCACAGCGGACGAAGCCGCAAAGGCATGCGGGCTCGACAAGCTGAGCGTTCGCCCTCGCTGCACCGAGCTAATCCGCACACACGCGCTCGTAAAGACCGGCATTCGCCGCACCAACGACAGCGGCATGACCGCAGAAGTTCTCAAGGTAGCAAAGGGGGAGACCAATGCTTGACGCTCGGATGATCAAACAACAGATCCACAATCTGCTGCTGCAATACCCAGAACTGGCAGAGGACGAAGTTCTCCGCGAGGACATGCTTGCGGGATCGACCGATCTTAACGAGGCGCTGGCCGTCCTGCTTGATCGCATGCGCGATAGCGAGTCCATGGCTTCTGCCATCACGGATCGCATCAAGACGATGCAGGATCGTCGGAAGCGCATCGAGGATCGCCAAGTCTCGCTGCGCAACGTGATCTTCTCGCTGATGCAGGCTGCTGATTTGCCGAAGGTGGAGTTGCCGGAAGCAACGCTCTATCTGCGGACCAATCCGCCGAGCGCCGTCATCACCGACGAAAGCAAACTGCCGGATAGCGTCTACGAGACGAAGCAAGTGCGGACGCTATCCAAGGCTCGCGTTCTCCAGCTTCTCAAGGTCGGCGAGACGGTTGACGGCGCGATGCTGGATAACGGCGGCGTGTCGCTGGTGGTGAGGGCGTCGTGACCTTCACTGACCAGCAGAAGGCGGCCCTGGAATCTCCGCTCGACCGCGCAAAGGTCAAGGGCCGCGATCAAGGCGGGCGCACCGTCAGTTACATTGAAGGCTGGCATGCGATCGCTGAAGCCAATCGCATTTTCGGGTTCGACGGCTGGCAGCGGACAACGACACGCCTTGAGGAAACCAACCGCGATCTGGTCAATGTGAAGAAACGGGACGGCACCAGCTACGAGCAGTGGCGCGTCGGCTATCTCGCGATGGTTGAGGTTCGTGTCGGGGACGTTGTTCGCCAAGGCACCGGCTTCGGCAGCGGCATGAGCAAGCCGGAAGCCCTTGGAGAAGCCATCGAGAGCGCCGCCAAGGAGGCCGAGACGGACGCGATGAAGCGGGCGTTGATGACGTTCGGCAATCCGTTCGGGCTCGCGCTTTACGATAAGGAGCAGCGGCAAGTTGCTGATATGCCGCCTGAGCCATCTGCGGCTGACCTCTACGTTGACGAGTGCCACCGCAAGATCAGGGATTTCAAAGACAAGAAAACCCTATCCGAATGGTGGCGCGGAGAGCGCCAAGTCCGTATCGACTTCGGCCTTGATAGCGAACAGGTGCGGGGCCTCACAGAGCGCGTGACCGCTCGCGGCGTCGAGCTTGAGCCCAACATTCGGATGGCCGGATAATGGGTCGCGCGCTCGTCACCATCCACACCGCAGGCGACCGACAAAAGGTCGCCGCATGGGCAGCTAAAGCCCCGTGGGGAACGCGCGTCGAGTTCAAGGCGAGCAAGCGCAGCATCCCTCAGAACGATCGCATGTGGGCGATGCTGACTGACGTAGCGCAGCAGTTGCCCTGGCACGGAATCAAGCTAACCCCAGACGATTGGAAGTTGATCTTCCTGGACGCGCTCAAGCGCGAAGTGCGGATGGTCCCGAACATCGACGGCAACGGGTTTGTGAATCTCGGCCGGTCGTCATCCGATCTGTCGAAAGCCGAAATGACAGATTTAATCGAGTGCATTTTCGCCTTTGGCGCGAACCATGACGTGAAGTTCCACGATGCGCAGGAGAATGCGGCGTGAGGGGCTTCCGGATCAGGGGTCGGGCCGCCTATGAGGCCGACGTAGCAAAGCATCCCGTCTACCACGACGGGGCTGCCCGAAAGACGTGGGAGGAGTTGTGCGCGACGGCACGCCTGGCATGGACGACGGAACCGGCGAGTGCGCGAAAGCGAGCCAGTAGCGCGCGCATAGCGCTTATGAGGGCCGAGCAATGAGCGCGCCGGTCATTCCAGAGAAGCGCCGCCGCCTCACGCAGAAGCAACTTGCGGACATTCACGACCGCGACGGCTCAACGTGCTGCGTCTGCTTGCTGCCGATAGCAGCGAACGAGCCGTTCATTGACGAGCATATCATCGCTCTGGAGTTGGGCGGTTCCAATAAAACCTGCAACCGAGGTCGAGCGCACATCGCTTGCGCCAAAATCAAGACGAAGCGCGATCAGAACATGATCGCCAAGGCCGCTCGGCAGCGCGCGCGGTTTCTCGGCATCAAGAAGATTCCCAAGGGTCGTCCTCTGCCTGGCACGCGCGCCAGCGGGATTCGTAAGCGGTTCAGCGGAGTGGAGCGTTGGTGATGAGCCTATTGATGGAGTTGCACGAAGCCAAGAAGGCGAGGACTGCACGGATTGCGGCCGCCGCTCAACGTCACCAGGCAAAGCATGCGCCGGTTCTGATGCTTGTCGAAGTGCGTACCGAAGATGAACTGATCGAGGCGTTGGAGCCGGAGCCAGAGCAACCGTCCGAGCCAGTATTGATCCTCGCGCCCCGGCCGTTGCGCATCCTGAGCATTGAAGGCGAGCCACAAGAGCCGAAGGAACGCTGGTATCGCGTCGAAGACATCATCCGCGCCGTCCGGTTCCGAACTGGTGTGACAACGCGAGACCTGCTCTCCGCTCGTCGCACAGCCAATGTCGTGCTGCCGCGCCAAATCGCGATGTACATCGCGAAGACGCTAACGATCAAGTCGCTTCCAGAAATCGGCCGGCGCTTTGGCGGCAGGGATCATACGACCGTGCTGCACGCGGTTCGGAAAGTCCGCGCACTCATGGAGGCGCAGCCGGAAGTCAACTTTCTAGTCAATCAGATACTGCGGGACCTGGAGACTGCTGTCATTCCCGAGCTGACAGCGGTGTGGAGCACGCCGCAATGATCGCGCTGCGGCTCCCGCTCCCCCCATCAACGAATGCCCTTTTCTTCAACCGCAAGAAAGGCGCTGTAGGTCATAACGGCAAGCGCCTTCCCGGTCGCGGCAAGACCAAGGCTTACAAAGCCTGGATCGAGAATGCAGGCCGCTACCTGATGACGCAGAAGCCGCTCCCGTCGATCAAGGGCGCGTTCACGCTTCAAGTCAGCTTGCCCTCTGATGTGTCAATAGACGCCGACAATTTGAAGGCCATTCCTGACGTTCTCAAGCGCTACGAGATCATTGAAGACGATGGTCCGAACTTCATGCGTGGCTTTGGCTCGACCAACGTCAAGGCGCCGCCTGGCTTTGATTGTCTCGTCGTCATCACTCCCTGCGAGGTGGAAGCGTGAGACTCGTGATCCTCGAAAGTCCGTATGCTGGAGACGTAGAGGCAAACGTTCGATATGCGCGGGAGTGCGTTAGGGACGCCTTGTCGCGGGGCGAGGCACCGATCGCGTCGCATCTTCTTTATACGCAACCGGGCATTCTAGACGACACCACGCCGGTGGAGCGTAATTGGGGAATTGAAGCCGGATTGGCCTGGAAGCGCGTTGCGGATGCATCGGTTGTTTACACCGACTTGGGCATCAGTCGCGGCATGCAGCATGGCATTGATGCAGCCAAAGCATCCGGGCTGCCAGTCGAATACCGGAGCATCCATACATGAGCCGGGTCGAGCAACTGGCCGAAGGAGTGACGCTGTATTGCGGGGATTGTCGGGAAGTCTTGCCGATCCTTGCTCGCGTGTCTCACGTTATCATGGATCCGCCTTATGAGCAGCTAATGCATGATCTGCATCAGGCCGTGAAGTTGCGGCGCACTGATGGCGGCAGCGAACGGAAGACTCTCGGGTTTGATGGAATAGACGAAATCCGAGACGAAGTCATAGCTGCCCTCAAACGCATCAACGATGGGTGGCTTCTCGCGTTCTGCAACGTCGAAGGCGTCTGGCATTGGCGCCAAGCGCTAATCGCGGGAGGCCTTAAGTTCAAGACGACCTGCATTTGGCACAAACCCGACGCCACTCCAAAGTTGAACGGGCAAGGTCCGGCACTCGCTTACGAGTGCATCACTACGACTTGGTGCGGCCGAGGACATGCTCGCTGGAATGGCGGTGGCAGACGCGGAGTTTTCGCTCATATGACGAACAACGCTGAACGGAGCGGCCTGCATCCAACCGAGAAGCCCGTCTCGTTAATGCGAGAACTGATCTCGCTGTTCAGCAACTTCGGAGAGACGATTCTCGACCCGTTCATGGGCTCCGGCACCACCGGCGTTGCCGCCGTCAAGCTCGGCCGCAAGTTCATCGGCATAGAGATCGAGCCGAAGTATTTCGACATAGCCTGCCGCAGAATTTCTGACGCTCTCAAGCAGCCTGACATGTTCCAAGAGCGCCCAGCGCCTGCAAAGCAGGACGATATGTTCGCCGAGTTGAAGGAGCGCCCGTTCGCATGAGCCGCCGCAAGAAGCCTTTGCCTGAGCGCCATTGGAATGTTCATTTCCTCGATCCTAGGCTCTGGGACGGTGTGGGCTTGAAAGCCAATTGGAAGCACGGTGACGTGCTGTACGTCCTCCAGGAGGGTGATGAGGGGCCGGTTAAGGTCGGCATAGCCTCTGACCCTTGGAAGCGTCTCCGCACGCATCAGTGCAGCAATGCTCGCCCGCTGGCTCTCAAATACATCTTCTGGGGACCGCGCGGCAGTTGCATCGCCGCCGAGCGAGTAGTCCTCAAGCACTTTGACGACAAGCGGCGCGGTGAATGGATCTTCGCCAGCCTCGAAGAAGTCGTCCGGGTCATCGCAGACAAAGCAATGAGCAAGATGCCATGAGCCGCGCTTGGATCGCCTTCTACATGGGCGACTATCAGAAGAAAACTTCGCACCTCACGACCGAGCAACACGGGGCGTACTTCCTCCTGTTGCAACATTGTTGGATGGGTCTGTCACTGCCGAAAGATGATCGGAGCAGAGCAGTTATTGCGCGAGTCAGTTTTCACAAATGGAAAAATATGTGCGGGGTTATCAATTCCTTCTTTGATGAGGATGGCTTTAACAAGCGCGCGCTTGAGGAAATTGCAAAGGCCGAAGAAATAAGCACAAAACGCGCTATGGCCGGCCAAAAGGGCGGTTTCAGATCGGGGATTACGAAAGCAATTGCTAAGCAAACGGGTAGCAAACGGGTAGCATTTGCTACAGCCGGGCTACAGCAAACACCCAAGCAAAAACCTAGCAATTGTATAGCTAGTCATAAAGAGAAGATTATAACTACTTCTGAGAGTGGGACTGAAGGGGCTACCGAGAAAGAGAAATCCGGCAAGCCTCGCGTCCAAGCCAGCTCATACCTAGTCGAGAACCTGCGCGGCAAGGGGCTCGTGTCATGAGCCTAGGCAAATGCGCTCATTGCAAAGTTGAAATTATTGCGGACCTCCCGAACCGCTGCCGCGACAAGGCATGTCCTGGCCTGCCTGTGCCAGCTGTGCAGATCGAGGCTCCCAAGCCTGTAGTGGCTGCCGATGTGGTTGCGCCGATCGCTATCAAACCGCAGACAACATTTTTCCGAGACCGGCCTCTCTCCGCCGAAGAACGTCAAGCCATGTACGCCGCGCGTAGAACCGAAACCAAAGGGGCATGAGATGACAATGCGAGATCAGTTGGACGGAATCGAGCGTGACGCGACAGAGCAGCGGGCGCGTGCCGACAAGCTTGAGACAGCATACGCCGCTTTGTTCGCCGAGAGGGCAGAGCAGGTGGCGGAACGGGATGGACGCATTCGTGAGCTGGAAGCGGCTTTGAACGCTGCCGAGAACCGCTGTGGCGTCCTCCAATCCGAACGGGACGCGAGCGTAAGCCGCGTGGTCGAGATCGAGACGGGCATTCGAGGGATGGCGGCTCAATCGCTGGCGCTCTTGAACGCTGTGCAGCCGCATCGCTCGCCAGCCGTAGAGGCGCTGATTGAGCAGGCCGCCCGTGCTCCACAGCCCGAGGCCAACGAGAACGCACAGGCGAAGCCCGCAGGGGCCGTAGAATCGAAGCTAGACGCCTCTGCTCCCCACGCTAGAGAGGCGAGGGCGGCATGAGCGACGATCAGATAGCCCCAGAAGGCTCGGTGTGGGTCTGCGGCGCGTGCGGCAAGACAGCAAAAGATCGCTACGGCGGACCTAACGACAACCCGTTATGGGACGAAAGCTGCATGCTCAACGCGGTGCTGTGCGATGCGACGACTCTCGTCATGTCGGGAAGCCGGGTTGTGAAAGCTGAGGCGTGGAAGCCCCCACACGGCCAAGGAGGGGAGTGATGCAGTTGGCGCTCAACTACATAGGACTCGGCGCGGGCCTATTCTTGTCGGCCGTTCCGCTGGTGTTTATCCGGCTACTGCTTAGGCGGCAGCCATCTACGGGCCGATATCCCGGCGGCGTGTTTAATCGCAACGCACGCCGGTTTGAGGTGGGCGGTCGCCTCCCCTGGAACCGCAACCGCAGGCCGAGGAGGCGAGGATGAAGATCGCGCTCTACATCAGTGCCGATTTAATCCTATGCCTGAAATCGGATGCTTAACCCACACCAACCACCAGACGGGGGCTCGTCTGAAACCAACCGAGGAAACAATGAACGAGCCTAAGTCAAAAGCTGAGATCGAAGCTGCAAACTACGCATACGAAACCGCAGCAATCCTTATGGACGCAACCATAGACAACATCATCGAGCGAGACTGCACGCCAACCCTACAAGACCTCACCACCTATGCGGAGTCGGTCAGGGAATTGAAGATCCAAACCTAGAGGCCAACATGCACGCAGGGGCACTGATCGTGATGCGCAAGAACCGTAAGGGCCGAATCTCCAAAAGCGGACGGCCTCGTAAGCCGGGCGTGCTCAGGGATGCGTCGGGGAAGTCGAGAGGGGAGACGGCCGAAAGCGTTATGGCCGTTGTCCTCGCTCAACCGCACCGCCGCTGCTTTGAGCCAGCCGCAGCGATAGACCAGCGTGCCGAAAGTGAGCATGGTCGGCATTCTCTCCGTGGTGAGATATCAGATGCTGAGTATTTGGCCGGCATCGAGTATCGCGACGCGAACGAGGCATACCTTGCTGCAATCCTGGCGAGGGACTCGTTGCGCCGCTCGACTGCAAGCGGAGGGGACTGGTCAGCCGCCGCGGTTAAAAAGGCTATCGCTTATTTCGATGACGCCTGCGGCAGCAATCCCAAGGTTGTCGGGGTAGGAGACCATCGAGCCTCATATGCGGTGTCGCTCGTGGTTCTGAGAGATCAGAAGCTTTATGCTGGGGGTTTCGTAAATTACAAGCGCGGCCTTGCCAATCTTGTGAAGTTCTTCGGGATACCCACAGACCACCGCTTGACAAATCGATGGCGTAATTCCTGAGTGGCGTAATGTGATTTGCAGAACTGCGCCAGGATGCGCACGAACACCGCACCCCGCCCCACAAGGCGGGGTTTTTCATGGGAGAGACAGCATGTCACCAGCGGAAATGCGATTGGAGTGCTTGAAGCTCGTCCTCGCGCAGTACCAGGGGCTTCCCGAAAGTCGCGCCGTAGAAATGGCAAACGAGCTTTGGCACTGGGTGCAGGACGGCTACCGGAAGCCGGACTTTCACGAACTGCTCAAAGGCTCCCAGCAAAAGGTGAACGCCTAATGACGGAAGAACAGTCCGCCCGGTTCATGCGAGAGTGCGAGGCCGAGTTTCGCCGCCTGCTTGAGGTTGAGGAGATCGAGCGAGAGTTGCTGAATCGCGGCATGAACCCAGAGAAGGGATACTAGCATGAAGCTCTTGTATCGCGCCGCGATCAAAGCCGCTGACGCGCTCTACAGGTTCGCCGGGGCGAAGTAGCGTGCAAGCCCCTAATCGTTCCCGAGACCTCATCACCTTTGAGGGCTCCGAAGATAAATGGCTCGCCATATCACCGGCCAAGACGAAGCAGGACGCTGAACTGTTTCGTAAAGCTGCCGCCATTATCGGCAAAGGCGCTAAGCCCAACAGCATAGAAGCCCGTTGCGCATACGCCCTCAACAATCTCGCAGGACAGTGGGAACAGCCAACGGAAGCTGAGAATGGCTAGAGGCCGTAAGCCCGGTTTCTCCATGTCAGACGAGCACCGGGTTAAAATCCAAAACTCTAACATTCTCAATGCCCTTATCGAACATGTGGTGGAGGGCAGAGAAATGAGCGCCACGCAGGTTTCTGCGGGCATCGCTTTGTTGCGCAAAGTCCTGCCCGACCTCAGCCAAACTGACAACACCACTGAGGTTGTGCACCGCTACGTCGCCCGCGTTCCTGAGAAGGCCAAAAGCACCGAGCAATGGCAGAAGCAGAACTCGCAGCCGACTATTCAGTAGCTTGGGAAGCGCAGACGGGGCCGCAAACTGCACTAATCTCATGCCCGGTATTCGAGGTGTTCTTCGGCGGAGCGCGCGGCGGCGGCAAGACCGATGGTGTCTTGGGTGACTTTCTCGAACACGCGGACACTTACGGCGAACATGCCATCGGCCTGATGCTGCGCCGCCAGCGCACCGAGCTTGTTGAGACCATCGAGCGATCCAAGGCGATATACACGCCGCTGGGCTGGAAGTTCCACGAGCAGGACAAGATGTGGCGGGCTCCTGATGGGGCTCGATTGCGCTTCGCATACCTTGAGCGCGACGCGGATGCCGAAGCCTACCAAGGCCACAGCTACACGCGCGTTTATGTTGAGGAGATCGGCAACTTCCCGTCGGATCGTCCGATCCTCAAGTTGATGGCAACGCTGCGCTCGGGTGCTGGCGTGCCAACAGGCTTTCGGGCGACGGGCAATCCAGGCGGGCCAGGCCACAGTTGGGTGCGAGCACGCTACATCGACCCCGCGCCTTCTGGTTGGCAGGTCATAAGGGATGCGAAGTCAGGACTTGAGCGCGTCTACATACCCTCTCGCATAGGGGACAATCACTATCTCGGCGCTGACTACGTGCAGCGCTTGCAGATGTCCGGCTCTGACGCTCTCGTTAAAGCTTGGCTCGACGGCGATTGGTCGGCAATCGAGGGAGCATTCTTCGATGAATGGTCCAACGCGAAGCACGTCATCAAGCCATTTGAGATTCCAGATCAATGGCTTCGCTTCCGATCTGCTGACTGGGGCTCTGCTGCACCTTTCAGTGTTGGTTGGTGGGCAGTGGCATCGGACGATCATAGGCATGATGGCCGCACTATCCCTCGCGGCGCGATGGTCCGATACCGAGAATGGTACGGCGCATCCGCGCCGGGCGTGGGGCTAAAACTCACGGCCGACGAAGTAGCTCTCGGCATCAAGCAAAGAGATCAGGGCGACAAAATCGCCTACGGTGTTCTGGACCCGGCAGCATTCGCCCGTGATGGGGGGCCATCAATCGCAGAGCGCATGCTGATGGCAGGGGTTATCTTCCGGCCTGCCGACAACAAGCGCGTGACGCAGCGCGGTGCAATGGGCGGGTGGGATCAATTCCGCGCTCGGCTAAAGGGCGATGGCGAGCGCCCAATGATCTACTGTTTTTCAACGTGCCGAGATTCAATACGTACGATACCCGTGCTCCAGCACGACGACGACCGCCCCGAAGATTTAAACACCGAGTCAGAAGATCACGCCGCTGACGAGTGGCGCTACGGCTGCATGTCTCGGCCCTGGGTTGCGCCAGCGCGCCCGACCGAGAAGCCCGTGCGCGATCGATACAGCCGCAATGACCGCGAGGACGAGGATTCATGGAAAACGGTATAGCCGTTCTCGACAAGGCACGAGCGAAGAAGGCCGCCAGCTCGGCCAACGTTCGCGCCCTCATGCTTGCGATCAATGCCGTGGCGCTCGGGTTCGGCTTCGACGTGAAGGTGGCTGGCTTCATGGACCGGACGCTTCGCATCGAGTGGGTGTTCATGAAGCGCGGTCAGGACGATGTTTCCTATCACTGCGCTGCCGATTGCTCGCCTCTGTTCGCCATTCAGGATTGCATTATGAACTTCCGCCGCGCCGGGGAAGTCCCACTGAATGGCTGACATCCAAGCGGTTCTCAGCGGCGAGATACTAACGGGCGCACCGCCCATCGACCCAGACGACTCGCTGCTGACCGTGACCGATCTCGTCCGCATGTTCGAAGAGGCCGAGGACGCAAGCTCTGAGGCCCGCAAGGAAAGCGAGCGAGACCGCGACTACCACGACAACAAGCAGTTGACATCGGATGAGCTGAAAGAGCTGCGCAAGCGGCGTCAGCCCCCCTATATCGACAACCGCATCAAGTCGAAGGTGGATTACCTCGTAGGCATGGAAAAGCAGCAGCGCATTGATCCGCGTTGCTTGCCTCGCACGCCGGCGCATGAGGAAGACGCCGACGCAATGGGGCAAGTGCTCCGCTATGTGTCGGACGAGCAAAACTACGACTACAAGCGCTCCGGTGTGTGGCGCAACCTGCTGATCGAGGGCTCAGGCGGCGTCGCCGTTGCCATCAAGACTGGCTACAATGGAGAGCCCGAGATTGAACTGCGCCGTATCCCTTGGGACCGCATGTTCTGGGACCCGGCATCGAGCGAGCCTGACTTCTCGGATGCTGGCTACTACGGCACGGTCCAATGGATGGACTATCGCGACGCGATCGCGCTTTACCCCGACGGAGAAGAAGAACTAAACGCGACGCTCACGACCTCGACGCAGAGCGACACTTACGACGATAAGCCCAAGTACACCGTATGGGCCGACCGCAAGCGCAAGCGCGTTCGCATCGTCCAGATTTGGATCAAGCAGGCGGAGGAGTGGCACTTCGCGGAGTACACGAAGGGCGGCATTCTCAAGTCCGGCCCCTCGCCCTATCAGGATGAGCACGGCGGCACAGAGCCCGAGTTGTTCTTCCAGTCGGCCTATGTCGATCGCGACAACAACCGCTTCGGCCTCGTGCGCGAGATGGTGCTGTTGCAAGACGCCATCAACAAGCGCAACTCGAAAGCCTTGCATCAGCTCAACACTGCCCAAATCGTGATGACGAAGGGTGCTGTTGATGACGTTGAGGTCGCTAGGCGTGAGGCTGCGCGCCCCGATGGCGTGATCCTCGTTAACCCCGTGAGCGGGAACGGCGTTCAAGACAGCTTCCAATTCAACACCCGAACCGACCTGGCGCAGGCTCAGTTTCTGCTGCTGCAAGAAGCAAAGAACTCGATTGACCTCAAGGGGCCGAACGCCACCGCAATGGGGGATAAGGCGGGGGGTTCGGCTGCTGCGTCGGGCAAGGCCATCCTCGCGAGCCAGCAGGGCGGCATGGTCTCCCTTGGCGATCTTTTGGACAACCTGCGCCACCTGGACATTCGCGTCTTTCGCGCGATCTACAACCGCGTTCGTCAGTTCTACACAGCAGAGAAGTGGGTTCGCGTCACAGACGACGACAAGAACGTGAAGTGGGCAGGCATCAACATCGACCCGATGCAAATCCAGATGATGATGCAGCAGAACCCGGAGGCTGCGCAGAAGATCGCGGGCGTCGTTGGGAACGTTTCGGAATTGGACTGCGACATCATCATTGATGAGGTCCAGCAAGGGCCGGGCCTGGTCTACGAGGAATTTGAGGCGCTGGTGAACCTCAAGCAAATGGACGTGAAGGGCGAGTTGCCGTTCCGGGCCATCATCGAGGCATTCCCGCAACCCCGCGTGAAGCAGCGCATCTTGCAGAAGATGGACGAGGCGAGCCAGCAGAACCCGCAGGCGCAGGCGGCCGAAGAACTGCAACTCCGTGGTGCTCACGCTGAATTGCAGAACCTCGAGGCCGACACGATGCTTAAGCAGGCGAAGGCGCAAGAAGCGTTGACGCCAGACATTCAGGCCCCGGGCCAGCCGCAGCAGGTCGAGTACGAGCCGCCGCCTGAGTTGCAGGATCAGAAGCTCGTCGCCGAGATTCGAAAGCTGTTGGCTGGCGCTGCGCAGTCGGAAGCTGCGGCCTACAAGGCGACGCGCGAGGCTGACCTAGCGCCCGCGAAGTTTGCGCAGGAAGCGTGGGATAAGGCGGAAGACAGACGCATCGCTGCGCGTAAGCCGGCGAAGGTCGCATGACCGACATCGAGGAGATTCTACGGAAGAAGGAGCTAAGCGCGCGTGAGATAGCGCGTCGCCGCAAGCTGATCATCGGTATCAACGCGCAGATCGGTGAGATGCAGGCCGGGGTGCTCTTTGAGGAGCCGGGCTTTCCCAGCGCGGCGCCCCCTGTCTACAATCCGGTCGCGGCTCTTGGTTCTGACCTTCTTGGATATTGGGAGGCGAACCGATCCGACTTGGTTACAATCGCAACCGGCGCGTCGTCGTGGAAAGATATTGTAGCGGCTTACGATCTCGCTCAAGTGACAGCCGGAGCGCAGCCTGCATACTCGGCGACTTCTTTCAATGGCCAGCCCGGCCTAACATTTGACGGTACTGACGATAGCTTGCTGCTCGCATCTGTCCCGTTTCCGACTGTGGCGACGCCTTGCGAAATATGGGCGTTGATCCAGCAGGACGCGCTCCCGGCCAACACCACTGAGCGTCGCATTTTCAGCTACGGTGGCGGCGGTGTTGGCAACTACCGATCGATACAGCGCGTCGTTGTGGGCGGCGTAAACCGCGTTCAAATGACAATCGGTGATGGTGCGGCAGCGCAGACCATCACGGGCACGAACGTTGACGCCAGTTCTCGACATGTCATCCGAGCGCAGTTTGGCGCAACATCATCGTCTCTGACTGTCGATGGGGTGGCCGAAGGTTCATTTTCGGTGGTCCCTTCAACCGGAAACACGCGCACGCGCATGGGCGCTAACTCCGCGACAACGGCCAGTCTACTGATGAATGGCAAGATCGCGGCGCTGCTTGTCACCAAGCCCCTCACGACCGAGGCGACGGCCGTGCAAACCTGGCTCAACGCGCGCCGCTGAGGCTTTAACCAATCCCTGCCGCCGAGGGTTATCGGGCGATCGGCTGCTGAGCCGTAAAACCAGTTCGAGCCGCCGTCGATAACGGGCGTCTGTGACCTCGCACAATAACAGGAAGCCACTATGCAACCTCTGGACAACATTTTGTCCGGGAGCGGCGAAGCCGTGTCCCCGGAAGCTGAAAAGCCTGTAACGCAAGAGACGACGCAATCGCAGACGGAAACGCCTGCACAGACCGACACCGAAGAGCCGGAAGCGCTCGACGTTGGTGGCCAGAAGATGGTCCCCCAACAGGCGCTTCATGCTTCGCGGGAGAAGGTCAAACGCTACACCGAGCAAGTCGCTGCCTTTGAAAAGCAGATGGCGGAATCGAATGCAGCGTGGGAGCGCCGTTTCACGCAGATGGTTGAAGCGGTCAAACCGCCGCAACCGCAGCAGCAGGCTCCTGACCAATTTGAGGACTTCAACGGGGCGGCTCGTCACGCCGTCGCGCCTCAAATGCAGGAGCTAAGCAAAATGTTGATGGCCAACGCTCGATTGACCGCCGAAACGCGGTTCACCGAGGAGAAGGTCAACGCTGCCGAGCAAGCCTTTATGCAGGCCGTGCAAACGCAAGCGCTCGACCAAGCCGACTACCAGCGAGTTGTAAACGCGCCGAACCGCTTTGCGGCGGCCGTGCAGTGGCATCAGCGCCAGGAAGCTCAGAAGGAAATCGGCACCGACCCAGCGGCCTACAAAGCCAAGGTTGAAGCTGAAATCCGCGAGAAAGTCCTGGCCGAATTGCAGCAAGGCGGACAGCCGCAGGCGACGCAACAGCGCGCCCCCGGTGCCATGCCCAGCAACCTCGCTGCGGCTCGAAACGTGGGCTCACGCTCAGTGCAGCCATTCGCGCCGCGAGACATAAACGACATCTTCGCAAAGCCTCCGCAGCCCCGCCCTTAAGGCGGGGTTTTTGTTTGGGCTGACGTGAGGGTGTCCTGCCTTAAGGACAGGCTCACATGGCCGACACACGCGCCAATGCCAATCTCACTCCAGAGATTTGGGACGACAACTTCTTCACCGAGTACCTGACGGAAAATCGCTACTCGGGCGAGATGGGGACCAACGAAAACGCGGCTATCCAAATCCGCGAGGATTTGACCAAGAAGAAGGGCGATCGCATCAACTTCGCGCTCGTCAACAAGCTCACCCAGCAGGCGGTCACTGGCCGCAACACGATGGAGGGCTTTGAAGAAGAAATGGGCACTCGCTCGTTCGAGCTTGCCGTCGATAAGCGCCGCAACGCGGTGCGCATCGCGGAAATCGATGAGCAGTATTCCGCAATTGACCTTCGCGAGGCGGGCAAGTTCGTCCTCAAGGATTGGTCGATGAAGGATACCGAGCGCCTGATCTCCATCGGCCTCGGCAAGATGGGCGGCATCGCGATGAACTCGACCGATGTTGCTGCCGCTGCCAACCAGACGGCGCTTGATGCTTGGCTGGTCGCCAATGCTGACCGCGTGTACTTCGGCAACAATGCGTACTCGGCCAACACCGACCTTTCGGCTGGCCTTGCGACGCTGACGGCAGCGACGGCTGCTGAACGTCTGACGATCGACGCAATCGATCAGATGAAGTTCATGGCGATGAACCGGGCCAACCCGAAGATTCGTCCGATCCGCACGGAGTCGAGTGGCCGCTATTACTACATTCTCTATGCTCATCCGCTCGCGTTCCGCGACCTCAAGGCCGATACGGCTTTGCGGCAGGCGCAGCGCGAAGTCTCGCTTGAGATGGAGAACAACCGGCTGTTCAAGGGCGGCGATATGCTCTGGAACGGCGTCATCATCAAGGAAGCTCACGACCTGTACGATTACTCGACGCTCACGGGCGTTGGCGACTCGTCCACGGTTGTGCCGGCGTTCCTCTGCGGTGCTCAGGCGGTTGGTGTTGCGTATGCGCGCCGCTGGAAGTCCGTCACCGAGACCTTCGACTACGGCGATAAGCGCGGCGTCGAAATCTCGGCCATCTACGGTGTTGACAAGGTTACTTTCGGAACGGGCACGGGCGACCGTGACACGCCGAAGGACAACGGCATCGTGACTGGCTTCTTTGCCTCGTCCACCGCTGCCTAATCGGAAGGAGAACACAGCATGGCTACTCTTACGGCGGCTCGCGCCGCTTCTACCTTCCCGGTTGCCGGTGCAAGCCAGGCGGGCGATCTGAAGGTGGCTTGGGGTTCGTACAACCTCTTGGTCAACCCGACCGCTGCGGACATCATTCAGATGTGCCGCGTCCCGGCCGGGGCAACTGTTGTCGGTGGCCGCATCTACGGCGCCGACATCGACACTGGCACCGAGACGCTCGACTTCGACTTCGGTTGGGCGGCGAATGGTGACGAGGTTGCTGACCCGGATGGGTTCGGCAACTTCGGCGTCGTGTCGGGCGATGCAATCGATGGCAACGAGGTTGGCATTGATCGCGCTCTCGGTGGTGTCCTGCGTACGGCAGGGCCGAAGACGTTCACCAAAGAAACCATCTTGCAGATCACGATCGTTGCCACGGCTGCGGCCACCGGCACGGGCATGATCACTGCGGTGGTTTATTACACGTACCTGTAACGCAACGAATTGGGGCGGTAGCCGTTTATAGGTTATCGCCCCAGTTTATAGAGGAGACGACAATGGCGCAGTTTGCTTTTACTGGCGACCCGAAGGCGCGTGGGCATGATCCGGCCAGCGCAGAGATGTTCGGCAAGAAATTCCCCCTCGGCGAAATGGTCGATGTGACCGACGAGGAAGCCGAAAAGCTGAAAACCAATTCACACTTCACCGAAGGCAAGGGTGATGTGGCCAAGGCACGGAAGGAAGCCGAAGAGGCGGCCGAGAAGGTCCGTACCGAGCAACGCGAGGCTGCTATCCGGCGCGCTGAGGTGGCTGGCTACGCGGTCGGCGACGGCAAGCATCCGGCAGCGCTTGCGGCGGAAACCGCAGAGGAGCCGGGCGCTCAGGGTGCGGCGATGACGGCTGAGGCCAAAGAGAAAGAGGCGCAGCGCATCATCGAGCGCACGGGCGGCAATCCCTCGATTGAAGCCCAGCCCGACGAGGTGGGCGACAAGAAGAAGCAGGCGCCCCCTTCGAAGAAGAAGTGAACCAAGAAGCCCCGGCGAAAGCCGGGGTTTTCATTTGTGAGGTCCGCATGAACCGTCCGCTGCCAGAGCCGCCGCCGAACATTCGCCTTCCGGAGCGTGATGCGGGCGCGATTGATCGCGCTGACAGATCGGACGACCTCGATGCGCATCGGCCTCCGCTGCCGAACGGCATGGCGGATCGGCGGCCCAAGCGCAAGCCAAAGCGCCCCTCTAAAGGCGGGCCTGTTCGATGACGGATTACACGACCGAGCAACTGATAGATCAGGTTGCGGCGCTCTTCGGCAAAAAGGTGCCGGGCGAGTCGCTATCCGCGATCGATGAGACGGTGATTAACGGTCAGATCGATTCCGCGCTTGAGAGCGTTGAGGACATCATATCGGTTGATCGCAATGAAATTCCGGGGCGGTTCTTCCAAGCGCTGAGCGATCTTGTCGCGCTGTATTGCGGGCCGCACTTCTCGCAGTTGCCCATGTCCCTGGCCGAACGGCATGCGTCGGTGGAGGCGTGCCGCAAGGAGCTGCGCAAGCTGGCTGCGGGAACCGTTACCTACGAGCCGCAAAAAGCGACCTACTATTAATGACTGCGATTCCGTTCCCGGTCAGCTCAGCGCCAGGGCGTAAACCGCAAGCGTCGGGCGGGCGCCTGGTTAACGTGATGCTCGAAAGCCTGGGCGAAACCGCAGGCTCAAAAATCGCGTACTGGCGCGCTGCTGGCCTGCGTCTGTATGGAGAGATGGAAGAGGGCGACGAGCCGGAAGAGCCATTCTTTCGCGGCGCTATCTTGGTGGGATCGGTCGCATACTTCGTCAATAGCAATACGGCCTATGAGCTGGCGAGCGACGGGACGATAACGCCGCTGTCCGGCACTGTGCCGGGGACCGTGCCGGTCTTCCTCGCGCGCAATAACGCTGCGACGCCCGATGTTGTCTTGGTCGTGCCGGGAGACGGCGCGTTCATTCTCGATACGGGCGGCTCGATTGTAGATGACTACCCGGACGCGGACGTAGGCCAGCCGAACAGCGTCCAGTTTCACAAGGGCTTCTTCATCTTCACGTATGGCGATGGCTCGACCGTCGCGTCGGACGTGAACTCGACCAATATCAACACGCTCAACACCGCGACGGCAGAGAGCAAGCCGGACACGCTTTGGTATTCGGTCCCGCTCGGAAATGGCCAATTGCTGTTAGTCGGCTCCGGCAGCATGGAGGCGTGGGGCGGGGTCAATGACGAGGGCTATCCGTTCTCGTATGTCGCAACCGTGCCAAGAGGGACGATCAGCCCCTACGCCATCTGTGGGCATCAGGACGGATTCGGTAAGGGCATCTTCTTTGCTGGCGACGATAACGCGGTGCATCAACTAGACGGATATGCGCCAGCCAAAATCTCGCCGCCCGATTTGGATCGGTTGATTGCAGCCACAGCGGACAAGAACGAGATTGTTGTGTCGTGCTACGGCGCGGGCGGACATTCGTTCGTGGTCGTGCAGTCGAATGCATGGTGCTGGACTTACGATTGCGACCTGCGCTGTTGGGTTGAGCGCGAGAGCTACACGAAGTCTTACTGGCGCGCTCGGTTTCCGTTCAAGGCGTTCGACAAGTGGCTATGCGGCGACACCGAGAGCGTCAACATCTTGGAAATCACGCGAGACGCGCAGGACGAGGTAGGAAATCCCCTCGTGGAGCGGATCGAAACAGGGCCGTTCGGCGCGTTTCCTCAAACGCTCCGTATCAACGGGATCGAGGTCTATGTGACGCGCGGGCCGGGCATCGCGGCAGGCAGCGACCCGGAAGAAACCGACCCGGAGATCCTCGTCTCCATTTCGAAGAACGGCGGACAGGATTGGACGATGCCGCGACGGTTGAAGGTCGGCCGACAGTCGGTAACGGCGGGCCGCGTGCGCTCCTCGATCTGGGGGCAGGCGGATAACCAGGGCGTTCGCTGGCGGTTTGATTTCTCGAGCGCAGTGGATTTTGGAATTATGGGCGCTGACATGCAGGCGGACGCACTTCGTGCCTGACGAACTCAAGGAGATCAAAACGCCAGCCTATTCGTTGGCGGTAACGACCGAGAGCGGCAAGCAAATCTCCACAGACTGGTTCACGCATTGGGATGCGACGGGCAAGGGCGTCAACGCGCTGAACAAAGCCGTCAACGGGATCAACGCGAGCTTCCCGTTCTCGTTTTCTGTCACGGCAACGCCAAGTGGATTTGATGAGGCGTGGTCCTACGATTGGAAAGACCCGGAGCAGGGCGGCGGGCTTCGCTTGGTTCGCGACGGCGCAGATAATCAGTTTTGGTTCGGCGCGCCTTCTCTGCGGGTCGGGCTTCCTGGCGACGATGCGTCCTTCATTGAGCCCTTTGTTGACGATGGCGCGGGAGCGCTGACGCTCAATCCAGCGATCGGGATCGGCAAGTTCGCCCACACGATTGTCGCGCACGCTGCGACGGCTTCGCTCACCAGCACTACAACGCTCGCGACGCAATCGATCTCGGTGGAAGCCGGGACCGTGATCATGCGTTACGAGAATCCATACATCTTCGGCGATGCCAACGGTCCTAATTCCATCGTCGTGGAATTTCTCATCGATGGCGTCGTGGTCGCGCCCAATCGCATCACGCAGGACTTCTCCAATTCGACCGCTGGTCCCGTGAGCCATTTCATAGCTCGGCAGGCCGTGAACTTTAGCTACACGACGCAGGCCCTATCGGCCGGCGCTCACACCTTCGCGGTGCTCTTCTACTACGGCGCTGGATACACGGGCTCAAGCAACTCAGCGGCAACGTTCGAAGCGGGCCGAATGGTTGTCGAGAACTTTTACTAAGAGGCAATTCACATGGCTGGTTTTCTCTCCACGATGTTCGGCGGCGGCGCAGAGAAGGAAGCGGCGGAAAAGAACCGCGCGCTTTATGCTCAGTACGGCACTGACTCGATGGGCTACCTCGATAAGGGGCTTGGCGCATCGAAGGGATACCTAGACCAGGCTTACGGCGCATACGCGCCGCTGTCCGATCTCGCCGGTCAATACCGCCAAGGCACGGACCTCTACATGGATGCGCTCGGCGTAAACGGCGGCGCGGGTAATGCGCGGGCGACCGGGGCGTTTCAGCAGGGGCCGGGCTATCAGGCGCAGCTCGACCAAGGCCAACAAGCGATTGACCGCCGCCGCGCCGTCTCGGGCATGTATGCCTCGGGCAATGCCGATATGGACACGATGCGCTTTTCGCAGGGGCTCGCTGATCAGGGCTACAATAGCTGGCTGGCAAACCTGAGCGGGCTGAACAACAACGCGCTGGCGGCCACGGGGCAGGTCGCGCAGGGGCAGGCGGGCGTGCTGGGCGGGCTTTCCAGCCTTTACCAGACAGATGCGACCAACCGCGTCGGCGTGGCTGGCAATGTCGCCAGCGGCATGGCAGGGGCGAACACGTTCCAGGCTCAGGGCGAGTCCGCTGGCGCGAAGAACTTGCTCGGCGCTGGCCTTGGTCTCGCATCGCTGGGAATGGGCGGCATGGGCGGGATGGGCGGGATGGGGGGCATGGGCTCGGCCCTCTCCGGCGCAGTTGGCTTTAATCCGATCCGTGGCGCTACCGGAGCACGCTACTAATGGCGATCAATCCGCTGCAACTGCCGCAATATTACGCGCCACAGCCGTTTGATTTTCAGACGCCGCTTGCTCAGCTCGGGCAGCAGTTGAAGGCACAGCAGCAGCAGCAGAAACTATCCGACCTCGGACGCGCGCTCGCGACAGAGGGCGTTGATTATCGGCAGCTGGCCGGTAAGGCGGCGGACCTCGGGAGTCTTGACGGGGCGATGAAGTTCGTCGGCATGGCCGAGACGAAGCAAAAGGAACTTGAAGACCGGCAAACGCTCGGCGACCTCGGGCGCAGTCTCGGCGGTTTGTTCGGGGCGCAGTCGCCGCAGGCCGCACCGGCCGCTCCCGCTCAGCAACCGACCGGGCAGTTACCGCGCGGCATTCGCAACAACAATCCGTTGAACATCGAGGCTGGCAACTTCACTCAGGGTCTGCCCGGTTACGCCGGCTCCGATGGCCGCTTTGCTCGCTTCCAGTCACCCGAGCAAGGCGTGATGGCAGCCGACCGGCTGTTGCAAACCTACGGCACCAAGCACGGCCTGAACACGGTTGCGGGGATCGTCGGTCGCTGGGCTCCCGCTGGAGACGGCAACAACGTCTCGGCCTACGCCAATGCGGTCGCGCAGGGTATGGGCGTCGATCCGAACCAGCCCCTTGATATGTCGAGCCCCGAGGTGCGTTCGAAGCTGATCCAGTTTATGGGTCAGCACGAGAACGGCCGGCCGATCCAGATGGCCTCTGCTGCCGGTAGCGGCGGCGTTATGAGTGATGCCCCTCCGATTGGTGCGACGGCCGCTGCCCCGCCAATCGCTGGTGCCCCTGCGGCTGCCGGTCCTCCCCCGGTTCAGCCGCAGGGCGCCCCTCCACTTTCCCAGAAGATGCAACAGGCGCTCCCGGTCTTCATGCAGGGCGCGATGAATCCGCGTCTGCCGCAGCCCGCGCGCGAGATGCTCAAGGCGCTGACCGAGCACGCCCTAAAGCAAGGCGACCTGACAAACGATCAGAAGGAATACGGGCAGGCGTTGCTCCAGGGTGAAACGGACAGCTTCACCACCTGGATCAGGAAGAACAAGGCCGCAGCCAAGACCGAAGTGAACCTTAATCAGCAGGGGGAAAGCTCGTTCGAAAAGGAGCTTGGCAAGAAGCAAGCCGATCGCTGGTCTAAGATTATCGACGGTGGCGAGGCCGCCGAAAAGAAGCTCGTAGACATCAACCAGATGCGCGAGATTTCAAACCGCGCTGGCTCGCAAGGCGCGCTGGTGACGGCAAAGGAAGTCGTTGGCCCGCTCGCGGAAGCAATGGGCATTGACATCAAGGGCCTGAGCGACATTCAAGCTTACGAGTCGATTGTTCAGCGTCTCGCGCCTCAGCAACGTGCGCCAGGCTCGGGCTCGACCTCTGACGTTGAGTTTAAGGGCTTCGTGAAGTCCATGCCGGGACTCATTCAGAACCCGGCAGCTCGCGAAATCACACTCAACACGATGGAAGCCTTGGCGCGCCACGAGATGGCGCAGGCCGAAATCGGATCGAAGTTGGCGGCCGGCGAGATGAAGCGCCACGAGGCCGAGAAGGCACTGCGCGCGCTACCTGACCCGATGACGGGTTTCAAGGAATGGCGCAAAGCCAACGGGCAGATTTACGGGCAGGCACTCAAAGGCGTGGCGGGCGGCGGTGAAGCCGCAGCTGCACCGCAAGCGCAACAGACCACTGCGCCGCCTCCGATGGAAGGCGCGCGGCTAGCGCCGGATGGGAAGTATTACATTCAGCAGAACGGCAAAACCTACCGGGTTGATCCGTAATGGCGACATTGACGCCAGTTGACTTCGATCCGTTCGAAGCCGCTCCGATGGGGCCGAATGGCGTGCCGCGCGTTACGGTGTCGCCAAAGCAGCCGAAGTTGACGGAAGTTGATTTCGATCCGTTTGCGACGGCCAAACCGGGCTATGCCGAAGACATGGCGAAGTCCTTTGCGGGGGGCGTCGGGCGCGGGGTATCGGGGCTCGTCGGGCTGCCGGGTGACCTTGCCGAACTAGGCGCGCAGGGGATCGATTGGGCAACGCGAAAGGTGGGCGGTGCGCTTGGCGTTGATGTTCCCGCCCGAGCCGCCCGGCCAACAGACTACGGGTCTCGAGATGTCGCGCAAGGAATCGAGACCTTTACTGGCCCGTTTTACAAGCCGCAGACTACTCCTGGCCAATACGCAAACACGATAGGCGAATTTGCACCTGCGGCAGTGATCGGCCCTGGTGGCGCAGCCGCTCGAGCGGCGCAGGTCGTCGTTCCTGCCTTGGCTAGCGAATCTGCTGGCCAGTTAACAAAGGGAAGCGCGGCAGAGCCGTGGGCTCGAGCGGGCGGCGCTTTGGCGGGCGGCATCGGTACTTCACTTGCCATGCGCCCCGGAACGACCGCGCAAGCCGTTCGGCAACAGCTGCCGGAAGGCGTAACGCCGCAGATGGTCGATCAGGCGGGTGCGCTCATTCAGCGTGCCGAACAACAGGGCGTGACGCTCTCGTGGCCAGAGGCATTGAGCCAAACGGCTGGCCGGCCAGTGATGACGAATGCGATGCGCCATCTCGAGGCAGCGCCGCAAACAGAAGCCAGAATGGCCGAGTTTTACGCTGGTCGCCCCCAGCAGGTTGAGCAAGCTGCTCGAGGACAGTTCGACAATATCGCGCCGCCCAATATGACGCCGGACACAATCGGGCCGCAGGCGGGGCGCGCTGCGGAAGGCTTTGCGAACGATGTGCGCGGGGCGATCAACCAAGGCACACAGCCGCTATACGACGCCTCGCGAAACGTGCTGCTCAATGCGCAGGAAATGGCGCAAGTTCGCGCTCTGCCAGGATATGCTGAGGCCGCTCGAGCAGTGCGCAGCGATCCTCAACTGGCGCGCTACACCCAAGGCCAGCCGGAAAACAGCGTCGGTTTTCTGAACGAGGTCAAAAAATATCTCGACAACGCTGCGGATAACGCATCCGCACCGGTCAATGCGCAGCGCAATATGCAGCGATCGGCCGGATATGGGCAGGACGCGGCAGCGGTGCGCGGCGCTGCCGAACGGGCCTCCCCTGAATACGGCCAAGCGCTAGCTACGCAGTCGTGGGCTCGAGAGAACGTCTTACAGCCGATCTTAGATGGCCCCATTGGCAAGCTTGCCAGCCGCGACCCCACGACAAAGAGCGCCATAGATGCGCTGTTCCCCGCAAACCCGTTACCGAACAGCCAGGCCGTTATTGCCGACACGATGGGTGTATTGGCCGCTCGCAGCCCACGCGTTGCTCGTGACCTAGTTCGGTCGCACGCCGAGGGCGTGTTCAACGAGGCATCGCAAGCGCTCCAAAGCGGAGCCAACCAGATGGGCGGGGCAAAGTTTGTCTCTCAATTGGTTGGGAATCCTCAGCAGCGCGCCAATCTTCAAGCCGCCGTCGAAGCGTTGCCGCATGGTGCAGATCGCTGGCGGGGGTTCGAGAATATGCTCGAGGTGTTGCAGGCGACAGGGACGCGAGCAAATGTTGGGTCTCGCACCGCCTACAATGCAGAAATGCTCAAAAGCCAAGCCACGAGTGGCGTTGTCGGAGAGGCTGCAAAGGGCCTCGTCAACCCGTTCGGTCGCGGTGCTCAATTCTTGGCTGAAAAGTACGAGCGTTATCGCCTTGGTGCTAACCTGAATGAGCTAGCGACGATCCTTACCGATCCGCGCGCGGCTAATCAGCTCCGCGCTATCGCCCGGATGCCGGTCAATTCCGCTAGCGCTCGGAACGTCACCGAGCGGCTTCTGACTCAAATGGCTGGCTCTCGAGACTGACCTCGAGCGGCGCCAGTCGATGAAGCGGGCCGAAAGCCCCGTCACTATCCAAGCGACAAAGAGGGAAATTACCATCGGCGCAACGCCGAACTCTTTGACGTCCACGACCATCATCAGAGCGCCGAACACGCCCATCGTGACGACGAACTGCAAGAGATACCAGGGCCACTGCCGCCTCATCTGCGGACCGACCATGAGTTCAGGAGCCATTGGCCAGTTGAATGCTGCATCGTTGCGGTCAGTTCTTGCCCGAAGTGACCGCGATACTTGAGCGTGCGGCAATGCCAAAGGCGAGGTGTAAGGCCTCCGCAAGTTGACATTTCGGCGCTGTCTGGTGGGCCAAGAATGTCGTCCATTTCTTGGCCGGTCATGCCCTGACGCAGTTGGGTGCTTTGTACCGCCCGGTCCGGCGGGCTGGCGGCCGGCGTCATGTTGTCGGGGGGCGAGGTAGCGCACCCGGCCAAAGCCGTAACGAGAGCTAAGCACGTAAGCCAGGGCCGGATCATCCCGCCCCTATAGCACGACCCCACGAACTGACCAAAGCCGCCCCTCCGGGCGGCTTTTTCTATTTGGAGCCGCCTGAATGGCCGGATCAATCAGCCTATCACTTAGCCAGGTCCTAGATCTGGAGGGCGTCCCGCTCGCGGGCGGGACCGTGTCGTTCTTTGAGGCTGGCACCACGACGCCACAGAGCGCCTATCAGGACTTCAATCTGGCCTTTGCGCATCCGAACCCGATCACGCTTCCGGCCTCTGGCCGTGTGCCGCAGCTCTATTTCGCGGACGGCTTTATCAAGTATGAAATCCGAGATGCAGACGGCGTCTTACAGGACTTCGTCAACGATTACGTTCTCGTCCAGGGCCCGTCGATCGGTGAAGGCGAGGGCGGTGGCGGCGGTGTTGATCCCACATCCGTCTGGCAAACCGGCGATCTAAAAGCGCGATACGGGACCGGGGCGCATTCCGGCTTCGTGCGCGCTAACGGCCGCACGGTTGGTTCTGCGACTTCGGGCGGAACCGAGCGGGCCAATTCAGACTGCCAAGCGCTGTTTATTTATCTGTGGGGTGCTGACGCAAACTTGTCTGTTTCGGGTGGGCGCGGTGCGAGCGGCGCGGCAGATTGGGCGGTCAATAAGACCATAGCGCTTCCTGACTGGGCTGGTTACACGCTCACCGCCCTTGATGATTTGGGCGCGGGCTCGAAAAACAGGTTGACCGCAGCTTACTTTGGCACAGCGGCGAATGTTCTCGGCGCGGTTGGCGGCGCAGAGTCTAACACGCTCAGCATCGCAAAAATCCCGCTGATCACGCCGGCCGGCACGGTCGCTGTAACTGTCAATCCACAACGGCTCACGTTTACCAACCTTGCGGTCGGTGCTGGTGGTGGCGTGGCTGTGAACTTCAGCGGCGCCGTAAATTTCAGTGACACCGCGATTGCGACAGCGACTGCAACTGGCTCGTTCACGGGAACGCAGTTCGGAGGCGGCGAAGCGCACAACAACGTTCAGCCGACCAAGCTCGCAACCATCTACATCCGGCTCTGAGGCGCGCATGTACACGGGATCATTCGCCGCCGCCTCCAATGCCGAGGACTGGCC